CAGATGAAACGCGATCCAAAGATGTTTCGCGCTTCCGTGCAAAACGACTATTAACAAATCTCTCATGTGGTGCTATAATACATAGTATCACATGGGGCTATAGCTCAGTTGGTCAGAGCGCTTCGCTCACATCGAAGAGGTCTCCGGTTCGAACCCAGATAGTCCCACCAAACGATGGTTATACGAACACTCCGCTTTAACAGGGTTCTGCAAAGCGGGGTATTCGTTTGCATAGTTATATCTGATTTCAAGCGCATCACCACGCACGATGACCATGCGGACAAGCGTAGAGAGAAGTATTCTCCTATACTTGTCCGCCTTTTTAGCGTCCCTGCAAATAGACTTAAAAAAGAAACGTATCTTGTCTACTGTAAGCTCGCTCGACTTTCTGGCGATTTCCTGCTTCGCAAGCTCGCACTCTAAGTCACGCAGCGTTTCCTCATTGTCGTGCAACGTCTTTGCTATAGCATCCGATATGATGCCGCTCTCTACTGCCTTCACACAGTTATCTATTTTCTTCTTTACGTCTGCCATACGCTTCTTTGTTACTGCTATAGCTGCGTTCATGTCCGTGTGCGTTTGAACTTCTACCGCCTGCCTTGCGATAGCTTCCACCGCCGCATCACTCTCCAACAGTCTTGTTGTTACGTCACACACCGTAGAATCGATTATATCTGCCCGTATCTGCGTCCTCTCGCAGGTACGGGTATTTCTGCGTTGATGGTTCGGGCAAGCATAGTAGTAGTAAATTTCTCCGCTTCTGGACGTCCCGCTAGTGCCTACCATGCGCTCGCCGCACTCTCCGCAGAACAACTTCCCAGATAACATATACCTCTCACTTGCTTTAACACGGTTTACACGCCTTGCGTTCATAATTTTCTGCACCTCATTGAAATCACTTTCAGAAACAATAGCAGGAACGGCACGGGGGCTTTCTATCCCACGCCACGAAAACTTCCCTAGGTAGTGCTTATTCTTTAAGATGACGTAGATATTAGACATGCGGAACGGCTTGCCGCGTGCGTTGCGGTATCCACGCCTGTTAAGCTCCCTCGCGATGGTGGTTGTGCCGAGCCCATCCAATGTCATTGAAAACACGAGTTTTACGATAGGCACTTTCTCTTCATCAAGCACCAGATGTTTTTCTGCATCCAGTTTGTACCCAAGGGGAACGGTGCCGCCTGCCCATTTACCTTCAAGAATGTTTTCTGTCTGCCCGCGTATGACGTTTTCTGAAAGCTCCGCAGAATAGTATTCAGCCATGCCCTCGATGACAGATTCAAGAAGGATGCCTGATGGATCATCGGCTATGTTCTCCATCGCTGATACCACCTTTACACCATACTTCTTTAGTTTGTGCTTGTATGATGCACTGTCATAGCGGTTTCTAGCGAAGCGGTTCAGCTTGTACACGATGACAACCTCAAACGCTCGCGACGCAGCTTCTTTTATCATAAGCTGAAACTCGGGTCGCTTATCCGTGCGTCCTGTCAGCGCACGGTCGGTGTAAATCTTTAGAATCCGCATGTCATTTCTTCTGGCGAAGTCCTCGCATACCCTGATCTGCCCCTCGATAGATTCCTCTCTCTGCCTATCTGACGAATATCTAGCATATATTACTGCTCTTTTCATGGCTACTCCTACTCTCTAAAAAGAAAAAGGATCTTAATGTCAATGAAGTGCGATTGCCGATGCTCCCGACATTGATTTCGGGAGCATTTGAATGGTTTGGGCATAAAAAAATACCTCCTCCGAATGGAGAAGGTATCCGTACTGGCTCCCGTAGAAGTACCAGCACTCCCTATCTCCATTATAAATGCTTGTTCCAAAATGTCAAATCTAAAAAAACGCCGCACATCGGCGGCGCAGTTTATATTTAACGCAATTTTTCGGCATTAAAACCACCGATTCGTAACATTTTGTGCCGAAACTGCAATTTTATTGTAGAAAAATGTGCATAGAAGAGGACCCCTGATTTATTTTCTTCTGCCGACCTCTTCAATGTATGACAGGATAAGTAACACAATCATGGCTTCTCCGCAATACTGTAGTGTATATGCATGCCCCCATGACGCGAAATAAAGCGCATGATCTCTTCCTGCCTTGTAAATGTCCCAAAACTTGTAGAACGGTTGGACGTATGCCGCCAAAGCGAGATAGCCGGTGGGGATAATCAAGTCTTTTACCCCAATGGCAAAAAGTCTAACGGCAAATAGCACGCAATACAGAAAGACAATAAACCGCATAAATGAAAAGGTTCCTGGGGAAACTTCCGATGGCAGATAAAATAGGCAGAAAGGAATAATCAATACCCCTATTTTCGCCATCAACGTATATCGAATATATTTAAAAAAACCAATTAAACTCATGAAGCCGCCTCCTCTTAAAGTGTAGCGCGTTATGTAACGCCTACCGGCTCAGAAAGCCCGCCATAAGACGGACTTTCTTCTGAAACTAACGCCTATCCAGTTTTACCATATATGTCTGCTTTCTACTACTTTACCCATGATGCGGATCGGCAGCTGCTCGATCTTCTTATTAGAATAAAAATGCGGCTCATATACATCTTGATTAAACCCAATCAGCATAATCCCGTCAGACTGTTTATTTACCTGCTTTACTGTAGCTTCATCTCCATTGATTAAGACAACAGCAATATCCCCGCTTTCTACATCATCCTGCTTGTGAATGATAAGCAGGTCACCTTCTTGTATGCGCGGTTCCATTGAATGTCCGATTGCCTTTAGGGCAAACATCACACCTTTGGAATCGCGCTCGTTAATTTCTACCATTCCTTCGATATTCTCCTGTGCGAAAATTGGCATCCCCGCAACAACATGTCCGACAATCGGAATCTTGACGGTTTTCTTGCCAGAAATGTCATAACCTAAAAACGCCAGTGGTGAAATGTGTAAGGCGTCAGCAACTTTCACTATATTTGTTCTTTTCATGTTGTCAGTTTCTCCTGCCTCCCAACGAGAAACTGCGCTTTCGGACGCGCCAGCCTTTTGTCCCAATTGCTTCATTGTTAATCCTAATTCAAGCCGTCTCTCTCTTATGAGTTTAGCAATTTCCATGAATATCTTCCTTTCTGTATCAACGCAACGCTCTATGGTTATTATATAGGTAAACATGCTTATACGCAAGAAAAACATGCTTATAAACAATAAATTCCTTGAATTAAATCATTGACTTGAGTGTATTCAAGTGCTATAATCATTTCAGAACACAACGAAAGGCGGTGAGAACCATAAATAGAAATATCCTCTATTCTTACATCAAGAGGGAAGGGCTCACAATCGCCGAATTTTCTGCTCTACTCGGCATGAATGAAGCTACATTCTATAAGAAGTGCCGCGAGAAGGGAACCAGTTTCAACACCGCAGAAATAAAGCAGATGGTCAAGTTGCTGAACATCAGAAAATCCGACGTTATGCCAATTTTTTTTGCGGAATTAACTTGAATGTACTCAAGTTAAGGAAAGGGGTGGCAATGGAAACCTTGATAAAGTTCATTGCTGAGTACGTCCGTGAACATGAAGCGGAGTATGAGGAATGGAAAAAGGAGCAGGAAGAAAAATGAAAGCTCTAACTGCGTTGGTTGTCGCGGCGGTTCTCGGTACAGGGGCGTACCTGAACCAGCCGGCAACGGAAATCATCAGTTACCAGAAACAGGTCGAGGAGGGGGATACCCTCTGGGACATTTGCCGTGAAATCGGCAAAGATGAAGTCGATGTAAGACTTTTGGTCTGGCAAGCGATGAAAGACAACAACATCAAAGATGCAGGCGAATTAAAGCCAGGAACGGTTGTCGTTGTGAACGTAGAACGCACACGGCGGTAAGAAAGGAAGCGGAAGAAATGATAACTCTTAGACTTACGGAAGACGAATACAAAGCTCTACAGAATGATGGAGCTTTGGAGAACGTGAAACCAACAAAATTCGCGAAACTTCTAGTTGAACACGGTGAGACAGTAAACAGTCTTGCTCGCGCGACTGGGATTTCTCGCCCGACATTGTACAGATACTACTACGGAGAGAAAGTAAAAGGCATCCAGTTTGACACGCTGGATGCCCTGTGTAAGCACTTCGACATGCCTGTGCAGGATGTCATCGAGATTATCAGACCCACGCAGATGCACTAACATCGTAGCCCGCGTATTCGCGTTCGAGAGACTGTGCTAAGAGCGAGCGCACAAGCTCACTTGCAGGCTTGCACGAAGATATGGCTTCGATGAACGAATCGTCGTCGCAGGTTGTACCGTTAAGCGAGGGTCGTATTTCCGCATCAACACCACATTCGCCATCAAATGTGACTGCACATTCGGCGGGTATATCGTGGCTCCCGATGTGGATAGTAGCATCAACCAGAATCTTCCTGCCAGGTTCTCCAAGTGATGTGTCAAGCACATTGACATAGCAGGTTTTCTCACTGATGAGAAGCAGAAGTCCATGAATGGGGACGTTGAAGAATCTGCAAAGTTTATCCAGTGTCTCAAACTGGACGCCCTTCCCCGTATTGTTCGCAAGAGCCGTGAGAGCAGGGCGAGACACGCCGCACCGTTTGGATAGCTCTAGGATCGACAGCTCGTGAGAAGCCACCAAGTAGGGCAATAAAGAAATCACCATGTTATCACCTCCTCTACATCACATGATACACAAAGCAGTATCAAGTGTAAAGAGAAAAAACATTGTGCTTATACTATTGACAACAAGTCAACGCAGTTGTATTATGAATATGCAAGATGAACGTAGTCATTACAACGAGAAAGAGAGTGACACAAAATGAAAATGAAAGACAGAATGGTTTGGGGTGAATCCCTTGAAATGATTGCCGCTTACGTGGCGGATACGCTGCACATCGGAGATTTGAATATCTCCGTCAAGAGCATGGGGATTAGAAAACCGATTCCCTACGAATATACCTTCACAGTGAATGGCGCGAAAGTATCCATGTATTCCAGATCTGGATACCCGAACACGAACGGCATCTTTGTTAAAACTTCGGATAGCGTGGAGTTTTCCTGTGAGACGTTTGGCGAAGTCGTCGACAACATTCTTTGGCTTGCTGAATGCGAGGAGGTGGGCTAAATGGGATGGGATCGTTTTGATGACTGCCTCTATGATGAGGTAGAGAATGACTACGAATGGCATTGCCTCTACGATGACCCGAACTATGAACCGGAGCCCTGCGTCACAATGTCGGAGGAGGAAGCGGTCGAGGATTGGTTCAAAAATCATCCAGACGTTACCGTCATCACGAAGCACGACGACGGAAACCTCTACGACAGCAAAGGTCGGTTCGTGTACGGATTTTGAAAGGAGTGACATAGATGAAACTTTGGGAAATCTCGAAGCTGATGAATACTGACCGATTGTTCAAAGTCAGTGATGACGCCTCGGTGGATACCGAGACTGGAGAGGTGTTCAACAAAGAATACCTCGATAACCTGCCGATGGAGCAGGAAGAAAAGAGCCGTAATGTAGGGCTCGTCATCAAGAACATGTCGAATGACATGGAGCAGATCGACAAGGAAATCAAGAGACTGACCGCGATGAAAAAATCTACGCAGTCGAAAATCGAAAGTCTCAAGTCCTATATTCTCACTTACGGATGCCCTGTCAAGGACGTAGCGGTGACTATCCGCTTCTCGAAAGGGCGCGAATCTGTAGAGGTGGAAAAGGGCGTCGATCTTCCGGCACCGTTCAAGAAATACACATGGACGCCGAACAAGGCGGAGATAACAAAAGCCCTGAAAGCGGGGCAGGAAATTGCAGGGTGCCGATTGGTGAGAAAGCCGTCGGTATCTGTGAAATGAGGTGGAAAGAATGAACGTACAGAAGCTAATTACTGTGATTGCCAAGTTGCAGGTGGGGAAGGATCACAAGAATCAGTTCGGCGGATACAGCTACAGGAACGCCGAGGATATTTTGGCGGGGCTGAAACCCCTGATGGTTGAGTATGGCGTTTTGGTCCTTATCAGCGACAACATCGAAATGGTGGGTGATCGCTACTACGTCAAAGCGACGGTCAAGGTATACGACACCGAGGACGGCTCTCTTCTCGCGGAGAACTCTGCCTATGCTCGCGAAGCGGCTATGAAGAAGGGCATGGACGAAGCGCAGATTACAGGTTCAGCATCGTCCTACGCCCGCAAGTATGCGCTTGCAGGGATGTTCAATCTCTCCCCTGCCGCAGACCCAGACGAACTTGAACCTGCGAAGGAAGAGAGAACGCCTACAGAGACAAGGAAGCCTACAGAGACAAGGAAGTTCCCGATCGAGAAGGTCGTGGAAGTCCTTGCTCGTCACAACATTGATGCCGGAGACTTCGCTCGATTGGTCTGCAATGCGCCAAGCATCGCAGAAGTCTCGCCAAAGGTGGCAGACGCCATCGTGATGGACACGGAACGCGCGGTCAATAAGTATATGGCACTCGATCAGGCACGTCCACAGGGGGCTTAAATGAAGTGGGAAAGTACATTAGGATACTCGCTCCAACCCTGCGAAAAGCAGGGTTGGAGCATCCTCACCCTGCACCTGATGACGCCGCAGGACAAACTCGACGGCATCATCAAGCTGCTGAAAGGCAAGTTTAATCTTGCGCTGAAACGGTACGAGAAGCCCCGGAGCCTGAACGCTAATGCGTATGCGTGGGTGTTAATGGACAAGATAGCGAAAGCCCTCAAAATAAGCAAAGAAGAGGTTTATGAGAGAGCTATCAAGCAGGTGGGGGTATTCGAGCCCCTCAGCGTAGACATAGCCGCCTATGAGCGTTTTAAGCGAAACTGGGAACGCCAAGGACTGGGTTGGCTTGTTGATTGGGTGATAGATGACGGAGTAAAAGTCTACTTCAATGCTTACTACGGTTCGTCGGTTTACTCATCTGCCGAGATGGCGCGGCTGATTGATTGGATAGTCGAAGAAGCGAAGCAGCAAGGCATTGACACAATGACGCCTGCCGAGCGTGCGCGTCTTATTGATGAGTGGGGGAAAGGGAATGGAAATCAAGAAGGAAAGTAAAATCAGACTTTCCCCTTCGGGATACAGGAAAGTCTGTCAGATGGTGGACGAGAGAGCGTCGCCGGAAGGATACCGCCGTTGTGAGTGGTGCGGCAAGTCGGTAGGACGCTTTCACCATCACCATATCCGTTTTCGCAGCGCAGGCGGTTCGGACACGTTAGAGAACTTGATTCTCTTGTGCGAGAACTGCCATGAAATCTACGCTCATGGTCACAACGAGCGAAAATACCGCATCCTCTTCACGGACTGCCGGATGGATGCAGGGCAGATGAAAGCATGGAACGAAGCCCATAAAGAGGAAGCGGAGAAGATTTACAGGAGGTTCAGCAAGTGAGTAAGAATTGGGACGTTTGCGACCAGCTGAATTACAACTTCATACCAGTTCCGAAAGCATTAGCGATGGGGTTCAAAAGCGTTTCCATCAACGCTAAATGGACGTATAGTCTTCTCCTCGATCGAATGATGGTTAGCAGAAAAAACACTGAACGCTTCCACGACAAGAATGGCATGTATCTCTTGTTTAATCAGGACGAGGTCGCAGGGCTGATCGGTGCAAGTAAGAGAACCGTCATCCGCATCTTTAAAGAGCTGGAAGAGAGTGGTCTCATTGAAACAAGGAAGCAGGGCTTCGGAAAGTCGCAGAAGATTTACTTGCGAAAATTATCCGAACTTTCCGAAGCGGGTTCTGAAACGAGTTTCAAAAAGTCGTGCCAAAATGGCACTACGAGAAGTGACAAAATGGCACTACGAGAAGTGACAAGCTGTCACCATGAGAAGTGCCAAAATGGCACTACGAGAAATGCCAAATTGTCACCACAAGAAGTGACACCAGTGTCACCTCAAGACACGCCAAATTTATCACCTCCTACTAAGAGTGAGACTAACAAGAGTGATACTAACATGAGTGATACAGAGAGTAGTAGAAGTAGATTATCTAACATAGCAGTTAATGGTCCAGTCGGAAAAACAACTCCAATTCCAACTCAAAGCTATTTTGGTACTTCTGTAGTGCCACCAACGCTAGAAAAAATTCAAGCGTTCGTGAAAAAAAATAACTTCACTTTCTCGTCAGAAAAATTCTACGACTACTACAACGCCGTTGGCTGGAAAGTCAGAGGGATGCCGATTACAGACTGGCAATCCCTTTGCAGAAGCTGGCAAGCAAGAGAAAGACCTGAAGCCAAACCTGAAATCCCACACATCAAAGGCTACTTTGAGATGACGGAGGAGGAAAGAGAAGCTGCAAGGCGAAGGCAGGCAGAAAGGAGCGGAAATGGACGAACGAGCGAAGGAACTTATAGCGGAGTTGAAGGAGATCTCCCATTTTAGCCCGAAGGAAGAGCTGGATGAGAAACCAACCCGATTCCCCTGTAAACGCTGCGGTGGTACAGGATGGATATTCTATCGCATGGAAGGCGTAGACAAAGCGTGCCGTTGTCCTGAGTGCAGAGAAGTACGAGACATGCATTTCTACTTGAGGTCAAGCGGGATCAAGCTTGAGAATTACGAAGTGTTCACCATGGAGCGGTTCAAAACCGACAACATCATGGCATACGAGATGAAGAAGCTCGCACAGGGCTTTTTGAAAGACCCGAACGCGAAAGGGCTTGGATTCTTCGGGAGACCAGGGACGGGTAAGACGCACATCTGCATAGCCACCTGTCAAGCAATGAAGCGAGAACACCATTACTGGCAGTATCGCAGAGAGATACAGCGAATCAAAGCGGTCATGTACAAAAACCTAGACCGATACGACGAGATGATAACGAGGGTATCGCAGTTACCATGGCTTTATATCGATGACCTGTTCAAGGGGGCAATCAAAGGCAGCGAGATGCAAAGTCAAGACCAGCAAATCATGTTTGACATCATCAATTCGAGATACGTCAATCGGATGCCAACCATCGTCTCAAGCGAGTTTCCGCTCGATGAGATAACAAGAGCAGACGAAGGGATCGGGAGTAGGTTAAAAGAAATGCTCGAACCGTATGTGTACACGGTTCGAGGCGAAAATCGACGGTTGAGAGGGGCTTAGTTATGAAAAGGTTTGTGTTGGTTGACGGAGCGAAAGAGCAGATTGGCAAGATTTTTGAAAAGGAGGGGATTCAGAAAAAGGAAGTAGCGGAGCATTTGGGTATTTCACCGAGCGGGTTGTGCAACAAAATTCGCGGCGTCAACTCATCATTCAGCGAGCGAGAACTTGAAACGCTTTTATACACCTTTCCTGAAATCCGGGAGGCTTGGTTCAAGCAGTCGTATAGATACGGAGATCACGTCACTGCGAAAAGCGTTACTCCGACTGCAATCGAGGTCAAGCGTATTTCAAACGGCTATGAAGCGCAGTTCACTGGAATAGACGGAAAGCTCCATAGTGCTTACGGAAAGACGGAACTGGAAGCGAGAAAGAAGGCGGAAGAGCGAATGGCGCAGATAACAGTGAAGCAGGAGGAAACACTGCCGGACGATAAAGCAGTCATCAATATCAGCGGTGACGAAGCGATGGTGCTTCTTAATCAACTCATACTTGACTTCCGAAACGGAGCAGTTAGCGAAGCCAATAAATCAATTCTGAAATCAATCTACATGCGCATTGCGGTGCAAATCATCTGAGAAACAGTTGACTGTACGCGGGGTTGGGACTGGAAACCCGGATGGCATTGTTATAAGGGTTGATACTGGGAACACATTATCAAGAAAGGGGGTGCGTTAATGCTGATACTTGAACAATTTATGAATCCACCTGATTCTCCGTACACACAGTATCGAGGTATTGGATTCACGCCGGATGAGTTTATTAAAATGACGAAGCAGTATCCCAAGTGCTTTACGTGCTATTGCGAATGCGTAATAACGCAAAATGGACTGGTTTTTCTTGCTTCCCCGTCACATGACATTGAGATGGAACGGCTAAAAAAGCATGGTTATCAAGGATTAGTAATGGTTTGGTATGAGGGTATCTGCCGTGACGATATGTCAACAAAAATGTCGAAGTCACAGATTGATGCGGTTAAAAAGCTTGTAGAAGCTGGATTAGTTAGCGGAGCAAGCTATGAGTAATTTTAAATATTGGAGATAGGGTGAAGCCCTGAAATGGCGTTATAGAGTATTTACGAAAGGAAGCAAAAAGATGGAACTTTGTATCAACCGTGTGATGTTGCTCGGCAAAGTTGGGCGAGACCCGAAAATGATTATGACGAAGAAGGGTTCAGCGATGGCGAACTTCTCGGTGCAGTGTGTCGAGAAATACCAGTGGCAGGGCGAATGGCATGAAAGAAGCGCATTTATCCCGTGCGTAGCTTTCGGCAAGACCGCAGAACTTATCGGGAACAGCTGCAAAGCCGGATCGGACATTTTCGTCGAGGGCAAAATCAACGTCAGGAGCTATGAACAGAACGGCGAGAAGAAATGGGTAACAGAAGTCAACGTAGACCACGCAGAAGTCGGGGCGATGGCGCAACAGCCGCAGGAAGCTGACAGTCCGTGGGGCGGGTTCGGTTCGCAGCCGCCAAAAGGAAACTTCGGGCAGTTTGGCGAGGAAGTCGCGCAGGAAAGTATTCCGTTTTAAGGAGGCATCATGAGAGTACATACATCAGATGTTATCGAAGAGTTGAAAGGAAATGAATACGGTTATTCACATGTATGTGTGAATAATGTTGTGAATATGTTCATTAGTAAGCTGATTGAACACGTTAAGAATGGCGATGAAGTTGTTATTCGGAATCTTGTGCGGTTCAAGACGATCGACATTGAAGCGCGAACCTTCCGCTCCAGCTTTGATGGTCGTGAACATGCAATACCGGCGCACCAGAGAGTGACTGCTAAACCGTCTCCGACGTTTAAGAAAGCGTGACGTGATGAATAGGGCAATGAGGTTTTGCGGATGCGCCGCAAACTTAGGAAGGCTGAATTTGATGCGAGCGGCGTACCTGGCGCACATGCAGTACAGCGAATTTAGCAGGCACATGGAAGAGCTTGGAGCAACGGGAAAAACCGTTGTGGATGATACTGTAATCGACAAATGCGAGAAATGCGGGCAAGCGGTAGTGGAAGGCGAAAGGCATCATTGCCTTCTTCCGCGCAGACATTCTGACTACAATGCGGCAAGTAACGCTGTCAGAGGTATTGAAAAGACGTGTGAGTGGTGCAGAAAAGACTTCAGTACACATAAAAAGCGTGCTAAGTTTTGTTCAACGTCTTGCGTAGGAAAATCAAAAAAGTTTAAAGAAACAGAAAGTGCAGCGAGAGAAATGGATTTGAAATTCGCATACATTCTAATGAAAGCGACGTATCGAAAGGACGAACTTCTTTGTAGAGACGAGATGGGATTTTTCGATACGTTGGAAGATGCGATTAGAGCATTCGAAGATTGTGTCGATGTAGCCGAATGGCAGAACGACACAAAGAAACGCAGTCGCACAAAAACGAACGAAGTCGTAAAAATAAAAGTCGAGCGCGGCAAGAGCATAAACTACATCGAGGACTTCGACTTGAAAATCAAGGACGGGAAAACAAAAGCGGAAATCTGGATCATGGAAGTCCCCGTAGGGATTATCGTTCCGATGCAGATCAATGGCGTCAGCATGACAGAGAAAAAAATCGAATTAGCTAGAAAGTGGAGGAACAAGAAAAATGACAATCATCGTTAATGGAGTAAAGGCATACATCAATCCATCTGTAGTGGACACGGCTGGCGGTAAACTTACGGTCAACGGCGAGGTCGTTAAAGCGAAGCTGACAGACAACGAACAGGATGATGTGATGCATGCCTGCGAATATGGCGGCGTGGCGTATGTCACCACGGATTAAGCTGACATATCGAGGCAGGCTCCCGTCCACGAATGACCTTATTCAGTTGAACCGGACGAACAGGTTTGCAGGAGCGGCAATGAAAAAGACGTATACTAGGGAGCTTGCCGAGACGTTCCGCGCGCAGACATGCGAGAGATTTACCGAACATGTCACATGTATCGTAACGTTTTATGAAGATACAATGCGCCGCGATGACGATAACGTCATTAGCGGGTGCAAGTATCTTTTGGACGGGCTAGTTACCGCAGGCATCATCAAAGACGATAGTCCGAAGTACCTGCATCTGAAAGCCGAGCGGTTTCAGAGCAAGTTGTTTGTCGATGGGAAGAAAGTACCGTACATCACGATTGAGATAGAAAAAAGTGACATGAAGAATTTTATGTAGTAAGGAGAGATGACCGCGGAAAGGGGTTTAGAAAATGACAGTTGGAGACTTATTGAAAGTTTGCAGTAAAGAGGATGTTGTATGCGTATATGATATTGCAACAGATAAATATCTATACGATAGTTACGGTAGTTACGATAATTCACATGATACTGTGGATGATAATGTATTGCGTATGGCTGTACGCGAGATTGGGACTGCAAACCAGTTTGGCCTTATTATAACGGTTGACACTGAGAACACATTTATTTGACTAGGAGAAGAAAATGGAAGAATTGAAAATTCACGGGAAATACAAAAAGGAAGATGGCAAAAAGATCATGCGCATCATTAATGAAATCAAGTTGAGAGGAATGCAGCTCGCACGAATTGTTGACGAAAGCGATATGCCAATCATAGTCAACATCATTGCCGGTCGCCTTCTCCAATATTCCGTCGAGAAAAGGATCGAAAGAGGAGACAAAATGATAGGAGAGATTGAGGATAGATTTCTCCATGGCATGATGCTTGTTGAACGCGATAACATGCTGACAGTAGAAGAAATTTTGGGAACAGCCGAAGTAAAAGATGAAGGCTTCGACAAGATCGCCATCCAGAACAAAGATGGGTTGATCCTGTACTACGGAGACAGAAGTGCGGGTATCCCCGAAAAATTCAAGAATGCACACGTGGACCGTATGTACTTTAATGATGACGGGGAATTAGTTATTACCTTAGCGAGTGATAAATAAAGGACTGGGAAATTTACCAGGAGGAGGAAGTCATCAAAAAATGAATTTGTGCGATGTCTATATAGAAAAGATTATCGAAGTAAGAACATACGATAACTATATAATCGCAATCCTTGATACTGATTGCTGGGGATGCAAACGGAAAGGAGAAAGGGTATTTTTCTCAAAAGAGGAATGGGAGAAAGCGAAAAAAGACGGCAAGTATCTTGCTTAGGATTGTTGGATTTGAGGTGAAGCATATGACAATTAGAGAGTTGACAGAAAATCTTGACGTGAATACGCCCCTTTATATAGGCCTGGCTGATAGCGAAAAAGTTGTATTCAGAAGGAAACACGCTTCTGACGTTATACCAGAGTCTTTGCTGAACATGGAAGTCGGATCGGTTTTCAATGAATTTAACTCACTGTATATATACGTACAAAGAAATTCTAGGAAGGGTAGCTTTAGAGAACTGCTTAACTATCTACATGGTTACGAATATATCGACGTGTACGTCGCTAACCGTGATGGCGCGAAAGGAAATGTGTATTCTGGTCGAGTTGTATTTTGCACCAATTATAAATATGCCAATTATATAGTAAAAAAAATAAGCCTTCACCAGGTTGAATGGGGTTCGAAAATTGGAATAGTGATAGAGCCGTGCGAAGAGGAAGATACGCAGGAGGGGGAATAGATGAAACTGGTCGATTTACTTATGTCGTTAGATGCAATGACGAACATATTTGTTGAGTGGGATAAGGCGGAGCATAGGGGTATTGTTTGCGACACGCAGGCATATATTGCGATGGCAGGGGATAGTTCGCTCTCGGAAGATACCATGAGCGCAGAGGTGACCGGCATTCAAGTCTGCGTGAATAGATCGAATAACAGCGAATATGATTCTGAATGCGGTGTGTTGCGCCCTGAATATATTATCGGGCTGCATATAACAATATCAGATAACCCGCCATGGGGGCGCAAATGAAACTTTGGAAGATTGTACCGCCAGAAAAGATGGGGAAATACAAAGTAGGTGATAGGGTCTATTCACCCCATTTTGGTGAGGGCTTTATCACTGATATTGATGAGAAAGCAAGCCCCACCTATCCGATTGTTGTAGAGTGGACAAAGGAATTGCAGCCGTATCACCGTCACCGCGATGTCTACACTATTGAAGGGCTGTATGCCGTTAGTTATCATGACTCAGAGTTTGATATCACTCCACTTGAAGCCATTAAAGTATCAGAATGCTTCAAAGTTGATTATTCAGAAGGGAAGAGACGATAGATGACTGTATCTAAATTCAAAGTAGGAGATAGAGTTTATTCTCCCCATTTTGGAGAAGGCATTATCACTGGCATTGATACGAACAATTTTTTTATCTATCCAATTCATGTAGAGTGGACTGAGAAAAAGCAGCCAGATCAGCGACACGGTGACATTTTTACTCCTGAAGGTCTCTATACTGTGAGTTTTCATGACCCAGATATGGATATTTCTCTAGTCAAAGGGGAAGGGTTCAAGCTCATGGATAGGGTCTTCTATCCCTACTATGGCAAGGGAACAGTCGTTGCAGACTATAGGTCTAACGTCCTTTATCCTATCAAAGTAAAATGGGATGACAGTCCGCTGAAGGATAAGCCATATAGCAACTTCACAAGAGATGGGCGAGTATCAGTTCCTATCATGAAAGATGAAGAGAATTTAAAACTCATGAGACTTGAGGATGTTCCTAAAGAGGAGGCAGGAGGATCAGAAATGGGACAGATTGCAGGAGTCATCAACCATGCTATTTTGCAGAAGGAGAGGGAGAAAATGCATGACGAAGGTAGAAAATTTAAGGTCGGAGATCATGTTTTCTCATTCTATTATGGGTACGGTGTCGTAGAGAAAATTTCCGATAAGGAACTTGACCCATGTCCAGTGGTAGTACGATGGGAGCAGGATAAAAACAATGCAGCAGAACCTAATACTTGCGACTACTACACCATGGATGGTGAGTTTTATGGCGATGACAGTGAACCTGAACGTGATATTTTCTTGATGAATGACAAGAAAGACGAAAGCACTGTAGAGCGGATGGAAGATGGACTCCAGAAGAAAGTTGAAGATGCCATCAACCCATCCCATTATAGAGTCGAGGGTCTTCCAGAAGCCATTGACATCATCAATCATCTCATGCACCGGGAGCAGTACGAAGGTTTCCTTTGGGGTAACATTCTGAAGTACGCCTACAGATTTGGGCGTAAAGGTGACAAAGCAGAAACCGCCGGAAAGATCGCATGGTATGCTACTCAGCTTAAAGAATTAGAGGAGGAGAAACGTAAATGAAACTTACGGATACCCAGCTGTTGATCGAGGTAAGTCCAGATGAGTAAGAAACAGTGTATGCTAATCGGCATTGTAGCAGCTCTCTTAACTGGTGTCTTTATGTATGCAGTCTATTACTTTCCGCATGCATTAGCAGAATGCTTGCTCTGGTTTGTGTCTACTGCCTTTTGCTTTGGATGCTTCTACTTGCTGATTGCACTCATATGGACAAAGGGTGAGATCTTACCGAACCCTTATCCTAGCTTTTATCTGCCAGACCCATATTTTGAGAAGAAGGAGAAAAGAGATGTTCATTAAAAATGTGAATGGTGTCGATACAATATACATCTTTCCAGAAGAGTATGATGATATTGACTATTTGATTTTGAGTCGACTTCATGCTTTTCATATTCATTCTTCTGTATGGTGTGATGCTGCAACTGCTGTCTACTCTTTGGCACTTAAAGGGGATGATAAGGAGAATATGAAACATCTTCTACAGAAGTGCTTAAAGGTAGCAGGAAGTACACCTGACAGTGAAATGCTTGCATGGAGTCCTGTTCATAACAGGTTTAGATTGATGAGATCTTTTAGGTACTATGCGGGTGCTATAGAAGATATTATTGATTTCTTAGAGAAGGAGAAAAACAAATGAGAACTGATGGAACAAAAATCATTGATGACTTTAGGCGTGTGTGCAAGGTAGTACAGCCTGACCTTAATAACAATGGAAATATCATGGCAATGTATAAGCGAAACTCTTTTGATGATCTGTTTGATACTATCGGAGATCTGTATCATACGCTTGTAGCTTTTCATATGCCGACAAAGTATCTCAATATTGATATCACAGAAGATCTTGTGAAGATCAAAATGGACTACAAGTGTCTTAAAGCACTGTTTTATGCTGATGAGGAGGAAGACGAAGAATGAGAATTACAAATCTTCAGGTTTATGACATGCACAACTCTATTAGAGCGAGTGGATCCCTCATGAAAGCTAGACTTGACTTTGAAGCACTAACGGCATATTCGTACCAAACCAACAACATTTATAAAGGCGAAAACAGATGAATAAGGACATAGTGATGTGTTATGGAATAGCAGCGAATTGCGACATCGCTAAAGAAGAAGCCGCCGATCTTATCCGTGCGATTTCACAGTGGGAACGAGCAACACTCCCATGGCATTGTGAGACTGACACGACGCCGCAGGATGCACGGGACAACCTCATTCAGGCGCTAGCGGACTGCCAGAACGCAATGGATAGCCTTGTTTATAAAATTGGACTTAATAAGTCTGCAATTCGGCAGAAAATAAAGGAAGCTGATGAAAGAACAGAGCGGCTTTATGGGAGGAAGGTATGAAGTATCATACGATTTATGCTGACCCACCATGGGCGGAGAATGGGGGAGGTGGGCGTGGGGCTAATGCCCATTATCCGCTTATGGAAGCGAAGGAAATCATAGCCCTTGCCCCTATGGTGCAGGATCTGGCAGAAGACAATGCCCATTTGTATTTATGGACAACGAACAATTTTCTTCGTGACGCACTTGAAGTTATGGATGCGTGGGGATTTCGCTACGTTACCACGATCACGTGGATGAAAGACCGAATAGGGCTAGGGCAATATTTCCGCGGGTTGACTGAACATTGTTTGTTCGGCATCCGCGGGAAACTTCCGTACAAAGTCATAGACGGAAAACGTCAGCAATGAAAGACTGGGTTCTTCGAAGAAAAGAGAGAACACTCAAGGAAGCCCGTACAGATGCGAGAAATGATAGAGAAAGTAAGTTACCCGCCGTTCATCGAATTGTTCGCCCGCGAGCGGTTCGATGGGTGGGATGCATGGGGGAATGAGATATGTTTTACTGGAAAGACGAGAACGGCGGATCGTTCGATATGTGCTTCTGTAAATCAGACTGCACAAATGAATCTTGCCGAAGATGCAAGAAAAGCAAGCATTTCAGGGAATTGAAAGACTATATGAAACGGCATCCGTATTACTTTTATGCCGTTTCTGATTTCAGCGGGAAATGTGAGGAGTACAAGCATGAGTAAAGTAAAAATGCTGCCGCTTGATGATCTGATGGAGCAGATGATTATCAGCGCGGAGCGGTACGCGTTGGGGAGAATGACATACATCGTGAGCGACACGGTTGGCTTCATTCTTCCACTAGTGCCGCACTTAGGCACTAACACGCTGCATGTGTTAGATACAGATTTCCGGTGCGCAGAAGCTGAAAACAAACGGCGCGATGATGATTTTGCTGGCATGGGCTTTGACGTCTGGGGAATGGACTACGATAAGAAACGGTGGTTTGACCTCTGGGGAGCTGTCAAAGGGGAACTCAAAAGGAGAAGAAGTGAGAATGAAACTTAGAGACTTGATCGGGATTTTGATGACAAAAAACTATGAAGGAATCGAGATATACGACGCTGAGAATGTCAGGCAAGAGCGCGGCATGCTGCTTTATGCTCGCAGATGGGATGACAGAGACATTCAGGATATGCCGGATGCCCTGCTCGATCGAGAAGTCGGGGCAATTTACGGCGACTTGGACTACACTCGCTGCATCGATGACATTTTCGATACGCCTGACGCCGTAACTGTCATTGAATTGAAAGGAGAAGCAGATGGAAACAAGTCTGTATAACTGTATCGAATATGTGTCTACCCTGATCGTGATTTTAGTTTTGGGCTTGTACTACATGTACATTAAGGGAGGAAGATAATGGCGGATGATATTGCAATCGGGTTCGTTGTCGCGTGTGCATTCGTAACTGCCTGCTTTTCCGGGCTATCTTACTATGTACTGCGTGACATTTTGAAAAAGACCGGGGCTTTCGTTGTGATAGTCCCGGACGCGAAGGAGGATAATCATGAGAAAGTTTAGCAAATTGGATCAGTGTATGAAATCGGAATTGCCGATCCGCGCGACGAAGCATAGCGCAGGGTACGATTTTTATGCCGCCGTGCCGGTAGAAATTAAGCCGGGTGAGAAGTATGTTATCCCTACAAATACTGCGGTAGAGATGGACGAAGATGACGTCTTACTCATCTTCCCGCGTTCCAGTTATAGCATAAAGTTCGGGCTGGAGCTTGTTAATTCTGTAGGCGTGATTGACGCAGACTACAAGGACCAGATCTTTATCTGCTATCGCAACACCGGGGATGAACCATTTTTTATAAAGCGCGGGGATCGTATCGCGCAGGGAGTTTTTGTCAAGTTTTTTAAGACTGATGATGACAGTGCAAGCGGAGAAAGGCGTGGAGGCGTAGGATCGACAGGTGTATGACCTTGGAGAAGGGGCTCTAAGGTCGGTTAGGTGGCACATCGCCAACTATCACAACATCAGAAAGGCAGTTTACGAAAAGAGACTAGAAATGAAACGGAGAAGCGGCGCACCTGAACGACGCTCGCAGGGATTTGTATCGGACCCGACGCAGACGGAAGCATTAAAAAACCTCACGCCCTTGAGAATGGTAACGATATCAGGCGGCGAGGTTCAGAAGCCGGAAACGTGGCTCGCAGCGATTGACAAGGTTATGAACATGCTGGAGCGGCACGATCAGCGTATCATAGAAGTGTCGTTCTGGGAGCATCACACGTGGCAGGCGTCTGTAGATGCCCTGCACATGGATAAAATGACGTATTACAGACGCCGCGACAAACTCATGACACTCTTTGCTATCGAGTGCGCAGCACGCGGGCTAATTCGCATTTAGAGCAATATAAAAGTGGCTAGTGCTTACATTGCACCAGCCACTTTTATATTTATTTTATTCTTCTACGAAGAAAGAAAAACCATCATCGTCCATGAGCCACTGCCCACGTGGAGAAATATAGATTTCCGTTTCTTCATATGGCACGGCATCGCCGTTCTCATCCAAATATGTACTGATAGATTTAACGTAGTCAGGATCGAGCACTTCTCTAACGTCTTCGGAAGTCGGGGCATCCACGGTCTCATCCATCGTCTGCCACTCCGTCCAGCTATGGTCATCAGTGAGATGCCGGACTTCAATCTTATAAGTCCGAACGTGATAGATTTCTTTAAGCTCATCCGCGCCAGCTCCGCCGTGTTCATAGCAGCCTACAATCTTTTCTGCTTCTTCGTCGGACACCGGCGCACAGTCCCAGCAATCGCGGAAAGAACATGCATCCGTGTAATCTATCAGCTCTTCAATGCGTTCAGCATGCGTGCCGTTATCGCGAGCAGGCGCGTCAAGCGCAGTGTCGGTCCATGCGTCATAAATATCCCAAAGTGTCATAATAAAATCTCCTTTCAAATCAGAAAACCAACCTAATAATATTATACCCGTTCTCAATGTCATAAATTAGCTAAAACGGGAAGTCCTGCTTCTCTTTCCAGTTTATTTCCTTGTCTTCCTCTTCTGTGAGCGGCGGCGCAATCTTGTACGGCGGCACCAGACCACGCATCGTAAACCAGTCGGGGTCGAAGAACTCATAGATTTCTATGACGTCCCCGATCCTGGCTGCGCGGATCTTTTTCAAGATTGCGGCGCAGGCGTGGAGATATTCTTTCCTGACGGCTTCACGGTGCGGGAAGTATCTCCCCGGCTGAATGATGATTATTCTATCGTCATCCTTCCACCGTCCGTCTATGACTGCGGACGTTAGACTTTCTCTTTTTGAGAACCAGCCACGCTTGAACATGACCGAGAATACGGACGGCGAACCGCCGGAAAGGGTGGCAGCCATATAATTTTTCTCACAAATACGCATAAATTCCGTTGCGTGTTTCCTGCACCATGCGCGTCTACTTTCTGTGACCAGCACGGCGGTGCCCTCCTTTCCCTGCATTCTCAAGTAAGAGTTTGAAAGCGATGCATGCGAATATGACGTACAACAATTCAAACCAGCCCATGAAAACATCTCCTTCCATTTTAATATAAGTGAACTTAGATGGAAAGGGGCTTTTAAGGATGCCCCTTTAGAACCTTATTCAAAATCTTTCGGGTCAAGCCAGAATACTAGATTCGGGCTGGCTTCAAACGTAAGCTCATACTCGTTATTCGCGTTCGGGTCGTCTTCCTCCCCGTATGAGTTTCGCAACAAATATGTGTCAATGCCGATGACTTCCGCATTTTCCACCTCTTCGGGCCGAAATTTGTTTTCGTTGTTTTTGCAAAAGTCACCGATAACGCCGTACACAGAGCTATTCCCCATGTTCACGTTTCCACAATGCGTGCCGATCATTATCTTGTGCTTATACTCACTTTCGTCAACCAGCCGGAGTAATTCAATCAATTTCATAGTTTTCTCTCTTTCCCCCGTTTTCACGGAAATAACAAATAAATAGCAGGTTGGATGGAGCTGATGGGTTCAGCCCCTCAGAAACCTTAAATATTGCCGCGGTCATGAAGGCTTATGTAGATGCCGTCACCGATGATTACATGGTCGAGGACTTCGCAATCTACAAATTTTGCGGCTTCCGCGAAGTTTTTCGTGAGTTCTATATCCTCTTTCGACGGTTCAGGATAGCCGGATGGGTGATTATGCACGAGGATTAAGCCGTAGGCTTTATATCGAATTGCCCACTTCATCGCTTCTTTTACGTCAGCGGGTGCGGCGTTCAGTCCGCCGATGCTGATTTCTTTCCAGCCAATCAAACGATTCTTTACGTTTGTATAAGCGACGCAGAAATGCTCCTGCGTCTCATGGCGGAGCCGCTCCATGAAGAAGCGGGAAACATTTTCAGGGTTTCCGAAGTTTTCGCGGTTCCGCTTGTCGTATGCGGAATCTAGCCGCTTACCCAACTCAATAGCCGCCGCCACCTTGATCGCCGCTGTTTTAGTCAGTCCGGCAGATACTACAAAGTCTCTCCAATCGGCGGATGAAAGCGCGGTATATTCGCCGCCGTAAGCGTCCACACATTCGCGGACCACGTCCCCTGCTTTCGTCAGGGACTTTTCAGCGTCACCGCCGATGATAATCGCGAGCAGGTCGTACAAGCTCGCAATTTTCGCGCTTACCTCAAATCTGTTTACCGGGTAATCTTCTTTCACTAGTTTCATTTTTATTCTCCCTTCCGGTGGAATACTCCACCAATGACATACATATCTATAGCCGTGTCTCGCTCCGCGTCTCTGACGGCGCGGTCAACGTCTGCCGTCTCAAACGTTTCCCAATGGTCCATAAAGCGGAAACCATGGAAAACGTAGTGGACGGATACTGTGGTCATTCTTAACTCCTTCCTTCCCTTTCGGGAAAAACAAAATTTTTAGTGGGGTGGGACTGATTGAGGCTCAGTCCCCGAGAAGCCGTGCCGCCTTACTTATTCTGCTTCCCTTGCAAACTCTTCTTCATACTGCTTGCATTCCTTCGCGAGCGTCGCGAGCTTCGAAGCGATGTAGTCAAACTCCGCGCCGTGCTTGGCGCTGAGTTTTGCATCTGCTTCAAGGGATGATACAAGGTCATAGAGAGTTTCAGCCGTTTCGCTAAGCCGAACGCTTTCAGCTGTGCTTGTGAGTTCTTCTTCTACTGTCATGATTTTTTCTCTCTTTCTCCGCCGTCTGGCGGAATACATAAAATATGAAGTGGGGTGGGGCTGATAAGCTCAACCCCCTAGAAGCTCTATTCTTCGGCAGCCATACCGAGGGATTCGTAAATCCAGTCGCGGTCAAACCACATGATATCATTCAGGGCGGTGCGGTCGATGCCGTCCGGGTAGAGTTCTTCAATGAGTTCCATAAACTCATCACCCTTGCCCTCTTCCTGGAGTCTTTCGGCTGCGTATTTTGCGCCGCTCCATGCAGATGTGAAAACGTCATTCCAATTCATTTCATCAAATACTTTCATAGTGTGCCTCCTTTGAATAATGGCTATGTGCTTACTTTGTAAGCTCTTCGCTTGCTCTGCAAGTATAATAACACAATCAAAATGCTTACGCAAGGGGGGAAAATCATCCTTAATGAAACTCTAATTTGTTGACGGTGTAAGCAAAATGGTATATAATGAAGAAAATGCCGATATTGTCGAAGAAAGGGGGGTGATGAGATGGATACAAATGATTTATATATGTTTATTAAGATGACGCTTGTTAAAAACGGGAACATGTCGCAGGCAGAAGCCGGGCGCAGAATCGGGGCAGAGAAAAACAACTTCGGGCGAAAGTTAAAAGCAGGTACTATAAGAGCACTGGAGCTTGTCAATCTGCTGAACGCGCTAGGATACAAAGTTTACGCAGAGAGAGACGGCGAGAAAACGGAGATTAAGTAATACATATATAGAGAAAGCCCCCGATCTTGCGGTCAGGGGCTTTTTTATTCGATAAAGTCGGGAAAGTTTACAAAATTATGCGAATTTATCGGGGGAAACTATGCTATAATAGTATCGTAGAGTAGTGTATAAGATATTCTATATATATCGCCGTATATATAGAGATATAAAAACGTCTGCGTGCTGGAGAGTAAATCTCCGGTAGCAGGCGTTTTATAATGTTCGCTTTCGGCAGGTTCCAGGCTTCGAGCTTCAGAAGGCGGAGCGGAGAGCGGAAGAGGCGGAAAAGAGGTGAAGAGCATGCCGCGGGCGAAGTATTTAGACTGGGAAGCAGAGGATAAGCTAGAGCAGATAAGGAAATGGGTTAAAGACGGGCTATCAGATAGCAAGATAGCGGAGCAGATGGGGATAACTAAATCACTGCTCAGCGTCTGGCGGCGCAAGCGTCCGAAGATACGGCTAGCGCTGACTAGACTAGTAATCATGGATGACGGAGCGAAGGTAGATAAACATGACTTGAATCATGCTGGTGGTCGGCGGAAGCTGAACAACGTTCAAGAGCTGAAGCAGAAGATAGACACATGGATAGCAGATAAGCAGGAAGCGGATGAAGTCATGACAAGAAGCGGCCTATGCTTGTATCTCAATATAAGTAAAGACACGATGAATAAGTACATGCATGAAGTCAGCAGACAAGATACAGTGCTAGAGCGTAGCGAAATTGACGGAGAACTGCACTCTCTTACTATTGCCGATTTACTAAAACGCGCGAATCTCGCGATAGAATCAGACCTGGAGCGGCGCATGATTAGCGGCAAGGGTAACGTCGCAGGCATCATCTTCGACCTCAAGAATAACCATGGATATGCTGATAAGTCCGAAGTAAGTACGGTAAATACTAATGCTAAGACGGTATCGGATGAAGATATAGATAAGCGCATTGCAGAGTTAATGAACAAATCCGAGGTGTTCCGCCGGAGTAGCTGATATGATAGATTTATGCAGGTTTGTGCATAAAAGTATCATACAAGCACGGCGATCTATCTCACTTTCTGCATAGTCATTCAGAATGGGCAGTATTCCAGACTATCTCCGGCGGATGAGAGAGCATCTCCGGCGGTGCGGATGGGCATATGAGTAGGCGTCTATGGGGAGGCTATGCGGTCATGGGTAGGCAGGCATGGGCATGGCGTATGGCATGGGTCATGGGTATGGGCATGTGTCCCATGGGTGGCTGGCTATGGGTGCGGGCGTGCGTGGGGCATAGGGTGTCCGTAGGGGTGGTAGGAGTCCCATGGCTATGGCAGGGGGAGGGGGCGAGTGGGGTCCCCATACAAAGGAATCTATTAAATGTATTCCCCAATCTGGAACTCACAAGATACAAAAGGCATTCCCAAATCTGGAACTCTAAAGAATCAAAAGGGGCCCCTGCTCTGATCCCATAGAGCCGCAGAGTTCATCAGATTTCGCAAAATGCAATTTCCCGAAAAATAATAAAAAATAAAAAAAGAGGTGCAGCTATGCCGAGGTATGTAATAGATGGTGATTGGAATGGAATGGTTTCGCCGGGGAATATAGACCTAGATAGTAGGCCTGTAGTGAAGATGCCTAACGGAGAGTACGCAACAGTACGATCTGCTTCATTTACCATGCCTGATGGCTATGAATACTTATTGCCAACAATCACGCAAGACGGAAGGGCTTTATGGTGGGCTCCCGACATTATCAATTACTATCGCAAGACTGGGCAATATCTAGGGAAATTCAAGGATGCCGATTCAGCTGATGCTTATGCACAAGCACTACATGAATCGCAAGAAAAACAATATGCAGACTTGTGGAAGAAAATGAGTAGCTAAGGAGGTGCAAACATGACACAAGGGATTAAATTCATCGAAACATACGAGCATGACGACTACTGTAGCCAGCTGTATGATGCAGTCAGCGAATACGAATCGCAAGGCTATACGGTAGAGATTAAGCCTCAAGTAGAAATAGAAGCCGACCATGACGAATTTAGCGGCAACGTGAAAGACGCAAAACACCTGTACACAGCACTTGTGATTGCAAGTGACAAGAGAGCAAGGGAATGACAGATGCATTTCTTGTGTATGGGTTGACGGTGGCTTTCCTATTGGTTTATTCAGCTATAAGGTGAACTATGCTAAGCAGGGCGGAAAAAGAAGAGCTTCTCACATTGATGGAGACGAAGGCATGGAAGAATGACCCGTGGGCGTTCATCCGTGGAGCTTGTCTTACGATGGATGAAGCTGACGAAGGGAAGGTAAAGAACTTTCCTGACAAAGAATACCTAAAACGCATCTGCTATCTGGCAGAGAGCGAGAAGATTCTTTGCATACCAAAATCAAGACGTATGATGATGACTTGGTGTTGCCTTGCCATATGCTTATGGGAGGCAATGTACAGGGGAAATCAAACCATATTCATACAATCAAAGAAATTCGATGATTCAGCCTATTTGATGGGCGAAAGCCGATTCATGTTTATGTACAACAATCTGCCGCATAACCGCCACCACTTCCCTAAGCTAGAGAAGAAGATAAGCTCAGAGAAGGGCTACAGCTTCCTTCGATTCAGCAATGGTACGACCATCTTTGCGGTGGCAGAAGGTGCTGACCAGCTCCGACAGTACACTGCATCGCGTGTATACTGCACAGAAATGGCGTTCTGGGACAACGCCGAGGAAACATGGATGGCTCTTAGACCTGTTATTCAAGGCGGCGGGCGTATCCTCATCGACAGTTCAGCAAACCCCGGCTTCTTCTCGAAGATAGTCAACGAAAACATTAACGGGATTGAAGATGAACAGGCGATAGAGAAGCATGAAGAGATTAAAGGTCTCACAGAATACAGGAGAAATGGGGCTTACATTGCGAGGGTTCACTACACTGCCGACCCGGACAAGCGAGACCCTGAATGGATAAAAGAGCAGAAAGAAGGCTCTACTGCCGCAGGGTGGGAGCGAGAATACGAAATCAACTGGGACGTATCTCTCGAAAAGCCCTACTATCCAGAGTTCAGATACGACTACCATGTAGCAGGAAGCCCGTTGAGACCCGATAAGCGGAGACCCTTAGAACTAGGCTTCGACTATGGGCTTACCCCTGCTACCATCATCTGTCAGACAACCGCAAAGGGGCAGATTCTTGTTCTTAGAGAGTGCCAGTCATGGGATGTTGGTATGAGAAACCACGCCAAAGCTCTGAAAGCTGATTTAGCGGCATACTACTATGGATTCTCGCTGAATTGCGTAGGGGACCCGGCAGGCAATCAGCGTTCACAGGCGGATGAAAAGACTGCCAATCAGATACTTAGAGATGATTTTGGGTGGTGTGTTCAGCCGGGTGCATTGTCGCAGACAGAACGTGCAGAAGCCGTGCGGTGGTTCTTGACCAATATGACGAGCGATGGGAAGCCGATGCTTTTGATAGACCCATCATGTACGTGGATCATAAGAGCCTTGACCGGGGGCTATCACAGAAAGAAAGTAGGAGAGAGACTTCTTGATGAACCTGACAAGAATGAATACTCGCATATCATTGACTGCCTTGCTTATGTCTGTGCAAAGATATACGCACAGACGAAAAACCCATGGCAAAAAGCATGGCAGGATGCACGCAAGAAAGGTCGTATCCGTAAATGGGGGAAGATGTAATGGAAGCTAATGCAGTCATGGCTCTTGCCCCAAGGGGCGAGGAAGTCAGCTTAAAGACGCTAAAGAAGAAAGAAATCGACAAAATCATGAGGGCGGTCACTGATGGAAAGCAAGCTGCCAACGACTACTACAAGTCCTCGATTGAGCCGAAAATTCTTGAAAGAGAAGAAATTTATAATGCCACCAAAGGTCACTACAGAAAGAAGTTTGCACGGCTTTCTGAAATGTCTGACTGGGTATCAAGAGATGTTAAAACCTCCATCGACTGGATTATTCCGCAGGTCATGGAGGTTTTTACAGGTTCAGACAAGCCTGTAAGCGTGCAGGCTCGCAACATGGACAAGACTGATGCGGCGAAGAAAACAGAAATGCTGATTCAGTATCAGCTCGACACGAAGAACGACTACACCACCTTTTGCAATGACGTTTGGACAGACTCTCTTAAACTTAACTACGGCGTCGCCAAGGTTTGGTGGAAGCACGAAGAAGAACATGTGCCGATGCAGGTCATGATTAGCCCGATGGACTATGAAATCATGAATCAGCTTTCCAATGCCGCTGCCGCAGGTGACATAGAAGTCACCAAAATCAAGAAGGTGAACGGCGGTTATTACAATGTCGAATACAACGAGATTCGCGTGACTGACAACTACCCCGTGATTGAAAGGGTGCCGCCGTCGGAGTTCCGGTTCACGCCGGATGCATCGTCCATCAATGAGTGCAAGTTTGTAGCTCACAGAAAGATTGTAAAAGGGGACTACCTGAAACGCAGAGAACGTGACGGCGTGTATGAAAACGTGGATGAAGCGTTGAAGAACGCAGGAGACACCAAATACACACAGTACGACACCACGCATAACAGAGGGCTTTCTTCCAGAGCTTATCAGCTTACAGATGCGGACAATGCATCCAAGGACGTAGAGCTTTATGAGTGCTATGTAGACGTAGACTATAACGATGACGGCATCTATGAAAAACTCATCGTTCACACGGTGGGCGACAGTGAAGTGCCACTCAAAATACAGACGAACAACTTCAAGAGAGTGCCGTTCTTCGTAAACTGTTCCGAAAGAGACCCGCAGGTCATCTTCAACGAAAAGGCGGGGTTTGCTGATGTTGTAGAGCAACAACAGGACTTAAAGACGGCAGTTATTCGTCAGATGATAGTCAACATCGCAAGATGCAATAGTCCTCAAATGGCGTTTGACCAAGCTAATGTAGACGTAGAAGCTCTTCTTGATAACGAAGATTTAGTCCCTACCAACGGGATGCCAGGAAACCTCATCTATCCGATTTCCACGCCGCCGATGAGTTCAGCGACCATGAGCCTTGTAAACTACGCGCAGAACGAGATTGAAGCGCAGACTGGTTCAACACGGTACAATCAGGGGCTTGATTCCGAATCCCTGAACAAGACCGCAACGGGCATCACAAGCATTATGGGACAGGCAGAGAAACGTCAGAAGAACATGGCGCGTCTGTCTGCCGAAAACTTCTTCAAGCCTATATTCCGCTTCTTAATCCAACTCAATCAGCAGTTTGGCGATTCCGAGCAGATGATTAGGGTAGGAGACAAGAACGTGTCTATCTCAAGCGCGGACGTAAACGTGGATTACGACCTTGTGCTGAATGTGGCGCAGGGGGCAGGAACGAAAGAGGCGCGTATCAACTACCTGATGGTACTCATCAATCAGATATATCCAGTATTCGCACAACAGGGAATTGTTGATGAAAACAGCTGGTATGTAGCAGGTAAGACGCTTCTTGAGGAAATGGGACTGACAAACGCCGAAAAGACGCTGATAGATCCGACGAGCGAACAATTCAAGCAGGCACAGGCGCAGAAACAACAGTCGCAGCTCGCGATGATGCAGGCACAACAACAGGCAGAAATCGCTGCGAAGAAAGCATTGGTGGACGCGAAAGCCGCCGCCGATATAAGAAAGAGCGGCATCCCGAAGGTATCCGCAGGGCTGAACGACCTGCCGCCTGATGCGATAGCCGAGATATTGAAGAAGATGAACCTTCCTGCAAGTCCTAGAGGAATGGCTCTTAGGAGACCAAATGGATAAGATGACTAGCCGCGAACGGGAAAGACGTTTGCAAGAGATGATAAAGAAGGGGAAAAGTGCGGAGACGCTTTCCTCTTTTTTGACGGAGTTCCAAAAAGCAGAGGAACACGCCGCATTATATGCGCTTCTTCACACATCAAAAGACCCGAACGCCATACGCGCTGATTTGCGTGCGGCAAAGAGATTTATAGACAACATGATTGCAATCATAAACACAGGTAAGATTGCGGAGTCCAAATTGGAGGATAACTAATGCCAGAGAACGAAACGCCGGTAGAATCCACTCCGGCAGAATCTACGCCAGTAGAAATCCACGAAACACCCGCGGAAGAAAGCCCCCGAATGGGACTTCGCATTGACGAAAGAACAGGCAGGAAGGTCGTAGAGACTATTCCTGGCGGCGTGGAGACAAAAGAGCCGGAGAAAGTCGAACCGACAGAAGAACCACCGGCAGAACAGCCACAGGCAGAGCAGCCGCAGGCTCAACCGCAGGTTCAGAAGCCGCAATTCTATTCGCCTGCCGAGCTTTCCCTTGCTATTCAGATGGGGCAGGTGGACGAGAGCAAGATACCGCCTGAATATCAGCCGCAGTACCTCGCCATGAAGCAGCAGAACGCCCCGAAGCCACCGCCGCAGAAGAGCGAAGCTGAGCTCCGTAATGAGTTCCTCGATGCGGTCAATAAGGCGGCGCATGACAAAGCTATGAAAGATGTCGGCATCACCGAAGACGAATTGGCTATGGGCGAATTTTCCGACAACGATGAAATTCAAACCAAAGTATCCAGATACAAAGCCGCGCTTGACGTAGCCCGCTCCCAAATCATCAGCGGATATAGCGAACAGGTTCGCATTGAGCAGATGAAGGCGCAGCAGGAGAACGAGTTTAAGAAGGGCGTGGCAGATTGGATTAACGAGCAGAGAGCCGCAGAGCCGAATTTCGATGAAATCGGGTTCTTTATGCAGGAGCATTACAAAACGATGCCCTACGAAAAAGCGGCTACCATAGCTCCGGCTATTCAGAAAGCCATGCAGGGAAAACTTGACCCGCAGTCTGCCGAAGTGGTAAGAAGCTACTACGAAGATTGCAGAAAAGAGTTTTACGCAAAGAAGAACGGCACATCTACTACGCCATCGCCGCGCTCCCCATCCGTGGAGAGAAAAGGCACGGGGCAAGACGTTGTTAAGCCAATCGACTATGCAGAGCAGCTTAGATCTGCGCCTGCAAGAGATAAATCTAAGATTGTAGAAGCATGGCTTAGTTCCATGAAGCGGTAAACACACTTTTGTGTTTATATATATTCAGTTCCTGTAATTACTACCAAGGAGGAAAATAATGCCACAGGACGTAACAAGAAAACTGGGACCATCTAGTTCCCAGAGCGTAACCTATGAATCGGTAGGTCAAGCGGAAGATTATTCCCCGATACTCTATAATATCGACCCGACCTCTACCCAGATTCTTTCCCGACTGCCGGAAGGCAAGGAAGTCACCGCCACTGATACCATGTGGATGACCAAACGCCTTGAGCCGCCGAGTGAAAACGCCCACCTTGAATACGAAGAATACAAGTACCACAAGGTAGGTTCTATCGAAGGGCTGAAAAACTACGTTCAGTTCTTCCAAAACACTGGTCTCATTTCTGACGTACAACGTAAAGTCAAGAAGATTTACAATGTACCGCAGGGCGATGCTATGAGTGAAGCCAAGACCGATGCGTTTACCAAGCAGGCACTTGATATTGAATACGCACTTATTACCAATGACAAGGCTCGCATAGGAGGCGAAACCGTAGCCCCTCTCATGGGCGGTATTCCGTACTTTATGGATCTCGATACCCTTGATGTAACGGTGGCTGCAGAAACGGGCGTATTCACCACCACCAAAGAACATAACCTCAAGACTGGCGATTTTGTTTACTTCATCGGCAAGAAAATGCCTGCCGGTATGAAAGCGGGTGCCGTTTACTACGTAAGACTTGATAAAGCCAACCCGAAAACCGCATTTACTATTTACGACAAGATTCAGGATGCTGTACGCGGCGGTGATTCCGTGACCACGCAGGTAAAGCCGACCGACGCAGGTGCCGAGGTCAAGATTGTTAAATCCAACGTCAAGTCTCTTGGCGGAGCTGCACAGTACACCCTCGATGATATTGACGATGTAATGGCAATGGCAGCGAACCGCGGTGGTAAACCAACTGATGCCTACATGTCTATGGAAAATAAACGCCGCTTCTCCAAACTTGTTTCGGCGATGGCAACCACGCAGCGTCAGCCGAAAACCCGTTACGGTTCGGAAGTCGCAGATACTTACGAAACCGACGGCGGCGTAGTCACTGCACACTCCCATCGTATGTACAACTCCGATCGTATTGATATTTACGATTTCGACTACTGGGAACTCCGTTACTTTGAAAAGCCGCATGAAGTCAGCGGATTGGACAAGACCGGCACCTATGATAAATTCGTACTGGAAACCAAACTGACACTCCAGGCATCTCAGCCGAAAGCGTCGGCGTCCATCATCGGAATCAAGAGATAAAAGCAATATGTTTTAGTTAAAGTGAAGGGAATGACTTAGCGTTGTTCCCTTCTTTTTTATTTATGGGGTACTGAAATGATTACCAAGCAGGAAATACGGCTGGAAGATGATGGGACTTGCTACCTTAGAAATACGGTAGATCTGTCAGGGGCTATCGCCCAAGCCAAGGAATATGATGAGATGGGCATGGGGAATGGCAAGAACGGCTACATGCTAGGTGTCATTCCAGAAGAAATGTACCAGTTTGACCCATGGCTTAAAGAAGCTATGGCGAGGAAGAGAGAAGGGGACATGGCAGGGTATACCACCTACATGCTGAAATTCTTCAAGGTTCATCAGGCACTTGCCGTAAACCATAAGAAATGCATGTGGCATGGGTACGCCGTGCCTCTTATTACAAAGGATTCAGCAAGTCAAAGGAAACCCGATGCGCTGAATCAGCTTTTGGAGACAGTATGATAAACGTCAAAGACATTATTCAGTCCGTGCGCTTCAAGCAGAAAGACAATAATGAGGTCAAGTTTTCTGATTACGACATTATCCAGTCTCTCAATGAAGCTGTGCGCTATATCAACAGAACCTTTGCACTAAAGAACAGTGATTTCATTGAAAAAGAGGTAGAGTACCGCCTTGATGAAATCAACGAAAAGATTGACAAGGAGAATGAGACGGCAGAGGAGAAGAAACCTCATGTCGAATACAGTGATGGATTCGATTTGCCGGAAGATCTGCTCTCTATTGTTTCCATCGTCACTATCAGATTCCGATACCCTCTTCACCCATGCCCTGCACAGAAGAAACCATGTCACCACGAGTTCAAAGTGCTGAATGGGAAACTATATGTGCTTGAGGACGTAGCCCTTCTATACAGATATTCTGTCAAGGCGGTCAAGACAGACGATGTATTGGAGCTTCCCGATATATTCTTAGACCTTATAGTCAAACTGACAGGCATGATACTGAATCAAAATCCGCAGGAAGATATTATGGCAGAAGCCAACAAGACACTCGCTGAAGAGCTTATTCCTGTAAGACGATACGCCAACAGGCGAGTGTTCCCGATATGGAGGGTATGATGAAGGTAAAAGATGCTATAGCACGGCTTAAATCTGCCACCCACGACATATCTGACGAATACTCTACCGATGCCTGCCTTGAGTTTATAAACACAGCCATTCAGCAGGTGGCAAGTCTTTTAATAGCCGCCAAATGGCCCGTGCTTGCCAAGGAAACCATTATCTGGGACGGAGATAAGCTCCCTCATAACTATATGGGTGCGTGCGGCACATACCCAATTCGCATGACAAGCAATGTAGCAACCATCACCGACGGAAGCGACAGTGTGAGATTCAGGTATTTTGCCACGCCAGACCTTGTTGGGGAAGATGATGATTTCCCGTTTGACCACGAAGCAATCAACGCGGTAATACTTCGTAGTGCGATACTCCTTGCCTTGAACGAAAATGAGTATGATGTGACGCAGGATAGCAGCATCATCAGCACGCTCGAACAGGCTATCAGTGCAGGAATGTCATGAGTGAAAAAGAGAAAGTCTACATAGAAGCCCCTGACCTCCCCAACGTAGTACAGGGAGATGGGCGATATCTGATGACGCAGTTAAGGCGGTATCTCGCCTCAATCGCCGAACAGGTAAACCTCGCCAACGGATTCAAGGCAAATGAGGAAATAGGGAGTTCAGGGATTGCCCCACCACCAAACTTTACGCTTACATTTTCCGTAGAGGGCGGCGTGTTCAAGTGGAGCGACCCAACGTACTACAACAAGCTCGCCTACTATGAAGTGCGGACGAATACCGCAGTCGGCACTTTGTCAGGACTTCTTGAGAGAACGACCAATAACTACTCTTATAAGATGCCTGCATCTGCCGTAGGCACGGCATATCTTTATGCAGTCCTGCAGGACGGAACGGCGTCTAACGGTTCGGCATTGCAGTATAGCAAGAAACGCCCTGAAAAACCGCAAGACATAAACATGTCAAAGAACGCGCAAGGCACGCTGATAAACTACACCTTCATCCCCCTTGACTGCATCGGAGCGCACATATATGTGAACGGCATCATGTATGAAACGCAGGATAACTGGATGCTTTACACGGAAGACGCCGACCAAATCAGCGAGATAGCTGTAGCCTACTACGACAGTTTCGGAGAAGGCGAAAAGGGTTATCTGTATTGCAAAATACCGCAGGTTCAAGATTTCATCGTAGAAAGAAACGGCGCAGTTCTTGACTTCTATTGGAGAAGCGTTGGCGTGCAGGGGGCGGGATACACCGTCCGCGCTTCAACCACGCCCTCATGGGAGAACGGACTTGAGATATTCAAGACAGAGCTATTGAAGAAGAAAATGGAATACCCGAACACAGGGGATATTTATTTCTTAATCAAAGCATACGATGAACACGGAAACTTCTCTCAAAAGGCATCGTGGTTTCTTTTGAAAACCGTGCAAGACCAGCAGAAGAATGTCATCGTCGATTTTGATGAACATCAGACCTTGTACACAGGCAATAAGGTTGGCACTTACTACGATGCGGTGGCACATGGGCTCAGGCTTTCAGAAGGCGTATTCAAGGGGGAATATATCTCCACGGGACACCTGCCATATACGGCAAGGGCGAGAAGCTGGTCGGATTACAAAATAGAGGGCAGCTCTAATACAGACATTGCAATCTCCGATCTAGGCTTCTCCGTCCTTGACGATCGCGCAAAGACTATCAACATGGTAGGCGGCGTGGCGGCAGACCTTGACGGCATTGAGATAAAAACTTATATCGCAGACAAGAACGCCGACAAGACGGCACTCATTGAAGCGCCGCTCGATGAGGACTTGCAGACAATGGCAGGAGAAGAGCCGACAGAGCATATCCACTGTGATGTGTTTGATTATGCAAGATGGAGCAAGGGACTAAAGCAGGACGAGCTGACACGCCTTGCGTACAATCTACATACAGGAGCTTCCACGTTCTCGCTTACGTTTAATATAAAAATCGATGACGCGCTTGAATCATGCGCCATAGCGTCTATAGGAGGGGAAAATGGGGCTCTTTATCTTCGCTATGATGATGGGCTTGTTCTTGTCGGAAGTGATGGACTATCCCAAAAACTCCCGCTAAACCCAAGCACCATGGACATAATCACTATCGGGGTTTCGCAGTCTGATACAGAGCGCACCCTGTATGCGCTTAACAACAATGCGGTTCTTCAGGGGACAACGCAGTATAAAACCATTAAAGCGCCGCCGATCGGAATCATGACGGCGGTTCGTTTCAACAGTTGAGGTAAACATGCAGAAAGAAAATTTTAGCGTACATGGCGCAGTAACGCTTGTACTTCAAAGAAAGGACGGGGCGTGCATTGCATCCCGTCACAATAACATGATATTGAACAGCGGCATTGATTTCTTATGCAACGCCTTTGGTGCAGGTTCGTCCAGACCGGGCGTGATGAATTACATCGCCGTTGGCACCGGAACGACTGCGGTCGCTGCGGGCGACACTAAACTTGCCACCGAGCTGCTTAGAAAAGCGGCATCCTATTCTCACTCCGCAGGCACGACCAAACTTACAGTACAGACCACATTCAACGCAGGCGAGGCGACAGGCGCAATCACAGAAGCAGGCATCTGCAATGCGTCTAGTGGTGGCATTTTCTTTGACCGCGTAACATTCCCTGTGATTAACAAAGGAGCAAGCGACGTTCTCACCGTTACTTTTGAAATAACGCTGACCCGTGCTTGATATAAAAACTTACCGACATTCGTTCTTTATTGATGATGCAGACAAAATATTCATAGACAACGTGACCGACACGATAGATCACTTCGGGTTCGATGACATATACGTCAAAGATAGTGACGAACTTTCCCTTTCGGATGCAAGCAGAGAAACGACGCGATACTATAGAAGATTTGCTCTCACGGTATCCATAAACGACGCAAGGCAAGCAAACCTTCAAAGACGTTTCTATGAAGCCATGAAAGCCAACGACACCAAGAGGATTTCCATCAGAGCATCCCACTTTGAGAGACTTCCAATCCGCGAGCTTGCAAGAAAGAGTATTAAGACCAAAAAATATGATGCTCTCACGGTATCCATAAACGACGCAAGGCAAGCAAACCTTCAAAGACAAGAAAGCATACAAGCAGCTGAATTTGTTTGGAAAAACGTGAAGGTGCTCAAAAAAGAGACGCTCTTAAATACCCTTCTCATGCGTTCGCAGAAATCTTTTGATAGATTTATCAAAGAACACATGCAAGCGATAGAAATGCCGTTTAAACGCGTTTATAAGCCATTCGCTGAAAACGCGGCTTTAAGAGATGCTAAAAAGACAAATACAATCAAGAATAGTTATGAGACGCTCTCTCCGAGGGAACACCTCGACAGGAAAGCTGCGTTTGTGCGGATGTTTGGTGAGCGATTGAGCGCAACGGATGACTATCGGCGTCTCTTTGAGATTTTCAAGAAAGAAAATCAAATCAGCATCAGAGATATTAGAATCAAGCAGACGCCTTGCGGAGTGCTTTCAGATATTGTTGTGAACAACCACGGCATAACTCTTGATGAATTTAACCGCCTTGCCAATAAAGCGTCGGGGTATAACACCTTCAGCGAGTTTAAGGTTGGCGAATACGAATACAAAGATGCGATATACAGACTTGCGATTAGAAAGAAGAACGCCGCATCCAACCCGATTGTGTATGATTATGCAATTCATGTGGATATAGATGACGTAAAGGACAGAGGCGCGGCAGACATACCCGCGGAAGAGACGAAGGTATATTTCAACCGAACCTACTACACAACGCCTGACGTAGTAGTCAATGTGTGCGGCGGGACGGAAGGGGAGCCGGTCATTCCATATATCACCGAGCAGGGCGAGGACGATAGAGGGAAATACTTCAAAATCATTTTACGGAACGCGGCGGGGAAGGTTGTCGCGGGCAGAATTTCTTGGAATAGCAATGGGTACTAAAGTGATAGACAACGAAACTATTTTTATCATATCGGGGATACTGGGGATATGGACGTGGCTATTCAAGGCGTTTGTCATTGAATCCCTGCAAAAGTCCATAGATAATCTTGCCGACACCATAGCCGACACGACAGACAAAGTCCACTACCTCGATACGGCGGTTCAAAAGCACGGCGTGGTTATTGAGGACATAAATCACCGCGTGGAGAAACTTGAACATGAACGCTATAACTGAATTACTAAAGAAAACCATGAACAGTCTGAAAAGCAAGCAATTTGATAAACCTGTCATGAAGGTTGTCATATTCTACTTGCTTTTCGTTGTCCTGCTTCTGTTCACATGGTACGGGGCGTGGATGTATGCCTTCTATAAGACAGGCGCATCCGATTTGGATGCCTTGTCAAAATTCATAGTTATTGTTTTGGGTGCTACGGGGTTCTTCGGGTTCATTATGGCGTGCTTTGTTGATAAGAACCACAATGGAATCCCTGACCAGTTTGAGCAGCCAAAGAAAGGACCACCGCAGGATGAAAAGCATAATCGACATTTCTGACTACTCGGAAAACCTCAACTGGAACGCCATCTCGCAAAAAGAGGATGGCGTTATCATAAAGATTTCAGAAGGGCGAACTATCGCAGAGAAGTTTTTAGAGCATGTGCGAGACGCAATTTCCGCAGAGATGGAATGGGGCGTGTATTGCTTGTCTCACGCTGAAACGACAGAACGAGCAGAAGAAGAAGCTCGTAAGGTTGTAGAATTGTTGGACGAAGTAGGCGTGCCGCCTCTTCACATATGGTTTGATATTGAGCCGTTCATGTCAGACCGTGTTGATGCTGACGACCTGACCGCTATCGCGAGTGCGTTTGTCAGTGAGTGCAACGCCAATGACTACGAGTGCGGCATCTATGGAAACTATTCCTCACTGAACAAGCTCCGAACAGACTTGATGGGAGACTATATCCCCTATTGGTCGGCAGAGCCGGGAAGCGCGCAATGCGACTTCAAGGAAGAGCATCCTGAACTTACTGTGAAGGCATGGCAGTATGAGTTTGATAATACCGAATACGGCGGTGTTGCTGATAAGAATGTGTGGTGGGACGAATAATGCAGAAATTTTCTGACTTTTCTGAAAATGAGCATCTCAACGTCGGCATACCAAAGATGTATGACGATATTCTCACGGCACTTAGCAACTCTAGCGGTAACGCGTTCCCGACTACCAACCTGCAAGTCGGCATGACCTGCTATAGAACGGATTTGAAGCAAGGATACCGACTTTCTTCGTTGACCAATGGAGAACCGACATGGACGCTTTGCGAAGATTCCAACATTCCCTTCAATAACGGATATTTTGACGGAAATGGTGATGAAATAACAAAAACCTACTTAAAGCTGAAAGACAGACTTTTTTCCGTTGATTCAGACGGCGATATAGTATTGAGGTGAAACCATGCAAGACTACACACCACTTGGAAGCACTGCCACCACTACGGTGAAAGACGGCATACTGAACCACGAGAAGAACATCAACGCGCTCAGATCTACATATAGCGGCACCGCTTTCCCTACGGAAAACCTTGTAGCGGGCATGAAGTGTTACCGTACCGACCTTGGGAAAACATATACGTATAACGGGAAGGCGTGGACGGATTCAGTATCCACCTCTTCACTTACTGTATCAGGGGAAACCAGTGTACCGACACCGGCAACAACAAACAATTCTAAGACGATAGCTAATACTGAATTTGTACATGGCGTGGTAAGTGATTTAGTCAACGGCGCACCGACCGCATTAGACACATTACAAGAGCTTGCGACTGCGTTAGGGAATGATCCTAACTTCTCCACCACCATCTTGAATAAGATAGGTGAGAAGGAAAGCAAGACAGACGCGCAGATAGAGTATAAGAAACTGCAAGATAGTATAGACACGAAACAGAATTTATTGACATTTGATACAACTCCAGAATACGGAAGTGGAAACCCTGTCACCAGTGATGGGATAAAAAAGGCGGTTGACGCAGGCGGGTTACTCACATTAGATTCGGACGGAGATGTCGTTCTGAAATGATAATGAGGGGTGAATAAGGAATAAAGCTGATAAAGGTGCTTGTTGGAATGTAGAAATCGGTTATTGGATTAAAGGAGCTGGTCATTATGAATGCTTTACCATCGCAGACTGATATTCTAAGCACACCTGACTTTTGGCTATTACTCTTATGTTATGAGTTTATTGGAGAAGAGAAATTCAGAGAGATTTTAGAATCTATAGAGAAAGTTTCTGATGGCGAAAATATTAACGGAGGAGAATAATATGCTTACCGCAAGAGAATACCTTAAAAGAACTAACGACAGCTTAAAAACATGTGAGTTGCATAATGTTATCTATGAATACTTAGATTGTTTGACTTTGGACACGAAAGACCCTAAAGCAAAGCGTATGTTGCTTAAACTTCATGAGTTAGACTTCGGTCCGTTCTTCGATACCGATATTGCTGTAGACGCCGTAGCCCATATGGAAAACGTGGATGGTACGACTGGGGCGCACTGGAAATTCGCAGAGGTGGAAGAAGAAGCTAAGAAGCGTCACATTGATAGACCAGCTGACTTATACTATGCCATCAATATGTTATACAGTGACCTTTCTAATATTCTTGGTAAAGACCCAGATAAGTATATTGAGGTAGCTAAAGCTCTTTATTGGGATGACCCCGACATGCCAGAAGGTAAACTGTACAAACAGTATGTAGCAACAATCTAATTCTGTATAAATGGAGGGCACATGGAACTTAAAGACACTATTGCTTTAATGAATAGCTCTGACTATAAAGATAGATTTAAAGCAGAATATTATCAAACTAAGATTCGTTATGATAAACTTCATAGAACAATTATTAAGTATGAAGCTGGTACTCTTGATTTTGAACCCACTTGCTCGTTAGAGTTACTAAAAGAACAGGCATCGTATATGGGTAGGTACTTGTACACGTTAGAAGTGCGTGCAGAAATCGAAGGGGTAAAATTGTAAGCTCTATTTCTTATATCAATAGAGAGGATATAAGAAAGGAACGACAAAAATGTTAAAGGAGATGATTATCATGAGCCCTGAACGAAGGGTAGTTAAAGAATGGCTAAGGACGGTTGACCATGAAGAGCTTGATGCGATGCTTCAAGCCGCCATCTTTACGCCCGACGAGCAAAGATATATTCACATGAGACTTATAGAAGGAATGACGTTCAAGGAGATAGCTATCGACCAGTCACTTACAAGGAAGAGTGTGGCTAGGATTGCACGGCGAATCTCTAAAAAGATGTACAAATCCGGCAGAAAACTGGGATATTTTTAGGGCTTTCGTGACACCATTCATCCCTCGCAAAGTAGGATAATACTTATAGGAGGTGGTAGGAATGTATGGATACCCAGACTACCAAACTGGAATGTACGGCGCGATACCGCAAATGCAGGATAGGCTTAACCGCATGGAGCAAGCCTGCGTGCCGCCCATCAGAGGGCGTGTGGTTACAAGCGTGGAAGAAGCGCGTGCCGCACAGATTGGACTTGACGGAACGCCGTCATTCTTTCCTTCTCCGTCTGAAGGAAAGGTGTACGAGAAGGCGATAGATCTAAACGGCATGCCTGTTTTCAAGGTGTATGTACTCTCAAAGGGAGCAACACAGAATACTCTTGAAAGCAGAATCTCCGAATTGGAGAAAGCGGTGTCTATGCTTAAAGGAGGAAACGGACATGAACCCAATGCAACTCATGGGACTGCTGAACCAGTCGAATAACCCCTTGGAACTCATTCAGAACATGGCAGGGCAAAACCCACTTATGGGGAGAGCTTTACAAATGGGGAAGGGCAAGTCCGTTGACGAATTGAAAGTCATCGCCCAGAACCTCGCAAGGCAACGTGGCATGAACGAAAAGCAGCTCGGACAATTTCTTTCAGGGTTCGGTTTACGGCTCTAGCGCGCAGAGCTTTATATATTCTCTACAGGAGGTACAAGAACGATGGAGGGAAATGGTATTCAGCCTGTAATGCCGATTACGGGCGGTTATGGTGACGGATTCGGGTGTGGTGGCGGCATGTGGTTCATGTGGCTTGTCGTTATCTTCGCACTCATGGGTGGCGGCGGCTTCGGCTTTGGAAATCGCGCCGGGCTCACGCAGGCAGAAATGCAGGCAGGGTTCAACCACCAAGACGAGATGTCGCAGATTCGCGGAGTTACCTACGGACTTGCTGATTCGACCTTTGCTCTCAACACTACCATGCTCCAAGGGCAGGCAGGGCTTGAGAAAACGGTCATGCAGGGCAACTATTCGCTCGGCAGTCAACTTGCAGAGAACCGCTTCGCACAACAACAGTGTTGCTGCGAAACCAACCGCAACATTGATGCGGTGAGAGCGGAAAACTACAAGAACGCTTGCGAAATCAAGACGGCTATCCACGAAGAAGCGGAAAGAACCCGTGGTCTGATGATGGCAAATCAGCTGCAGGAACTCCGCGACAAACTGGCAGACCGCGACAGAGCACTCCAATCCGCAAACTTCAATCTTTCTCAGGTGGTACAGAACGCAACCATCGTAGGGCAGCTTAAACCGTACCCGACACCGGCGTACATCGTAAACTCGCCTTACCAGTCCTCGACTGGCGGAGCGACCACTACTACCTGACGGTATTTCAAAAAAGCACTCACTTATGTGGGTGCTTTTTGCGTGAGGAAATATGGCAGAATCAAAAAACATATCGCCTAGATCAGATGGGCTTGACAACCTCGGGCGTGACAACAAGGCGTGGGGTGATATATACGGAAAACGCATACACGCTAAAGAATCGTGCGCCGTGACCGGTACCATGTCTGTAGGAAAGAGTGCATCCGTTGGCGGTGATCTATCAGTCACGGGGAACGTTAACGTAAGCTCCGGTGCAACCATCGCCGGAAACGTAACGGCAAACGGAACAATGACGGCAACAAAAGTTTTCAACGCCGTATACAACGACTACGCCGAATACTTCGACCGCGGCGGAGAAACAGAAGCAGGGGAAATCATCGCCCTTGACATGAAATCAGAAGGTGAGAAATACGTCCGTGCAACAGACAAGAGCCTTGTTGTTGTCGGCGTTCAGTCTGACTGCTACGCACAAATCATTGGCGGCGATGCGGTCAATGACGAAGACTTTGAGACGCATAACATTAAGAAATACATCCCTGTAGCCCTTGCGGGGCGTGTTGACGTCAAGGTGAAAGGCAAGGTTTGGCGCGGTGATTTCATTGTACCGTCCGCTATTCCTGGGGTTGGCAAGACGTCAGCAGAGAGAACGCCCGATACAGTCGGGGTTGCCCTAGAGCAGAGCCTTGACGGCGGAATTAAAAAAGTAAAGATGCTGGTGACTAGATGAACGAAAACATTTCTTTGACTGCGACTATCTTCATCACAGACAAGTGCAATCTCGCCTGTAAGTATTGCTACGAAGAAAACAAGCAGTATCAGACAATCAAGAAAGAATACATCGATAAATTCATAGACCTTATCTATACAGAACCGCAGTATAGCAAAAGGAAGTACATCGTCCTTGATTTTATCGGCGGCGAAGCACTTCTTGAGTGGCCACTTATGGAATACGCCATGACAAGGTTTTTAGAGAAAGGGCGAGAGCTTCATCATCCGTGGGTGACGCAACGTCGCTTCACGTTCTTCAACACGACTAACGGCACGCTCTTTGGAGAACCCGCGATACGGGACTTCTTAAATAGGTGGAAGTGCCTTAGGGTTGGTGTGTCCCTCGATGGGTGCAAAAAGGCGCACGATATGAACCGCGTATACCTGAACGGCAAAGGGTCATACGACAAGATTATGGAGAACATGGAGTGGTGGAAGCACCGTGACCACGAGCCTATGGTTAAAGGCACGATGAACCATGACACGCTTCCTATGCTCGCAGACATGCTTATTAACCAAATTCAGCTCGGGTTTGAACCATGGGCGAACCCCATCTATGAACAGAAGTGGACGAAGGAAGATGCCGAAGAGTATTACCGACAACTCCGCAAGGTGGTTGACTTCATCTTTCATCGAAAGCTCCAATTCAAACTGAAGCCAATCGGAAGGCGGCGCGTCATCAAAGAAGATAACGAGAAGAGTAACTATTGCGGGAGCGGCGTATACATGGTAACGCTCGGCATGGATGGGAAACTGTATCCCTGCCACCGCTTCGCAACAGGGCGGCACCGTTACGACATTGGCGACATATGGCACGGCTTTGATAAAGAGAAATTCAAGCGGTTTAGAGATGGGCAAGACAGAATCAACGAGCAGATAGGAAGCACGAAACTGCCACTTTGCTATTCTGCTAACTACGACATTAACGGCACGTTCGATTATCACAGCAACGAAGAAATTATGACAGAGCAGGAATACAGGATTTATGACTACTGGATGGAAAGGATGCGTGAGATGAGTTTATGATCTACGTTTCGGCTATCGCAAAATGGGCGTTGGAGAAGGAAGCACGGGGAGAAATGAAGCTTCCAGGAACCATCTTCGATTTCTTCTATGAGACTGACGACGAGCATTTCTTTGATGACTTCACGCGCGATGATAGTGTTTTCTACCCTAAAGACGGCGCACACTTCTTCTACACGCATGACGGATTTAACGAATACCTCAAAACAACAGGGAACACTCCATGGCCTGATGAGGCAAATTTGAAACCGGTTCAATTCATGAAGGTTATGCCCGATGGATGTGAAGAGTATACGATGGACTGGATAATCGACCATTTCCACGACTTTCACGCCAACTGGGAAAATCTTTGCTATTACTACAGTCCGCTTAATAAAGCGGCTATTCGCATGCAATGGGGAATTAACGAAGCAATCAGCGACTATGTTCCGCTCCGCTACGAGCTCATGGATATGCGAAATACCATATCCGTGCTTATGGACTACATAACAGGGAAACTTACAAAGGCAGAAGAGGAAGCCATTTCTGCTGCATGGGAAAAGCGTGGAGATACCTCCGCTATCAAGGACTACTGCTTTCAAGAAAAGCGCGTCCGTGAAATCGCAAAGACTATCAGAGACAGGCATGAGGAGGAAGTATGAACATCAGCATCACAAAGCTCCATGATATAAAGCTCGACAAGAAGGAAATCGAAGGAATCACAAACGCCGATGAATATATGGTATTTCTTGAAAACATGGCGTTCCTGTTTACTAAACTTTGCAACTACAGTGACAAACTGGATCTTTCCCAAGCGCAAAAGAGATACCGCTCCAACATGGAACGAAATCTTGGCTATTACCTTCTTCGCAGGAGCGACCCTGAATGAATACCAAGCTCACGAAAATCAAAAACATTCGCGTGACCACCGGATATGACTGCAACTGCGCTTGTAAGTATTGTTCACAGAGGAATACGGAAATATCCGAAAGACACAAGGGCGGCGGTACGCAGATAGAAGCCCTCTATGCGCTATTGAAGCAGCCCCATGTCATCAAAGAGGGTGAGCTTTCCGTTGAACTTGAGGGCGGCGAGCCGCTGCTCCATCCCGAAGTCATTAAGGATACGGTCAGACTTTGCGAGCAGGTCAAGAACGAGAGATTGAGTGTGCGCTACAACATCGTATCGAACTGCCAACTTCTGAACGGCAGGGGAAGGGAAATCATCGACTGGTTAAGAGACGGCGGGTATGACTTCCAAATAGCCGTTTCTTTTGACCACGACCAGAAGAACCCAAGAATCATTCGTCCCGACACATATGAATACATGGACAGCTGCGGAGCAAAACTGGTTTACGCCACTTATGTAGTGGCGGGCAAGCACTATCTGCGGAGGGCGAAGCAGAATATCGACTTCCTGAACGAGAAGGGCATTACCCCGATGGTTCTCTGGAACTTCTTTGCTTATGGAGAGCTGAAAGACATTGCCGCAAGGCGCGCCTATCTGAACCTTCTTCGCGGCACAAAGAACCGAGCAAAAGGCGCATCCATGTTCAGCGGTAACATTCAAGACTGTGCATGGATAGGGATAAGTCCATGGGGGCGTTTCTATCCATGCTATCAAGCATCATTCGGCGAACCTGACATTTCTAAAGGCGAGGACTTCGCCTGTACCCACTGTAAGACGTGCGAGCTGAAAGATTATTGCCGTCAGTGCGTGGTAAGGAAAGCCCTTTATGGAGATAACCTTTGCGGACTAATAAAAGTCCATTATGCGTTAGATCATAACGCGGAGGTGACGTAATGGCAGTCAAACACAACAGTATTGTTTCTGCAAGAACGGGCTATATATCCGCCACCATCTTTACCGACTTGCAGAACCTTTTAGAAAACGACGAAGCACTGGACGCCACGCTAAAGCAGGTAGAGGCGAACGCCGCCACCATACAGGCGTGCATGAACAGCTGTAGCCTTTCCTGCGGCGGGAATTGCAAGAATGTATGCGCTGGGTGTTCAAGCAGCTGCGGAGGAAATTGTACAGGTGGATGTACCACCAACTGTCAAAACACATGCCGTAACGGTTGCACTGGATGCGGCAGTAATTGCGCTAATGGCTGCGGCGGCGGCTGCGACGGTGGTTGTGCAGGCGCACCGTAGGAGGGAATATGGACAAACCAACGATTGAGAACAAGGGCGATACGGTAAAAGCCACGCTATATGACAGTCTTAACAAAATGCTTTCAAATGATAAAGAGTTAGACAATCGCACGCAGACCAGCAAGAACATTACCGATGCGGCGTACAAGAAGGTGACGGGCAATGGCACTTAAAAACAGCGCGCTTTCGGCAGCATCGAAAGCGCGGGGAGATAAAATAACCACTTCTATTTATGACGATTTAGCCAAACTCCTTGCTAACGACAATGGGCTTGATACCGACATTCAAGGCACGCTCTCCAAGCAACCTACCGTCATTAACTGCATGAACGGGTGCGCCCTCGGATGTTCCAGTGCATGCAGCAGCACGTGTGGGAACTCCTGTACTGATACGTGCGATAATGGATGTAATGACACCTGCACAAAGAGGTGCAGCAGCTGCGGAAAGACCTGTGCCGGTACGTGTACAAGGAACTGCCGCATGGCTGATCATAGCAACACTTAGCCTTTTGGAGAAAACATGAAGCGATCAAACAAGCATCAGATACAGCAGATTGTCTTGAACAATCTCACGGGGGGCATCAATACATCGGATGCACCCGAACGCATCCCCGAAACGGACATGGTGCGGTGTCAGAACTTTGTCTACGATAATCTTCGCCTTAGGAGCCGCGGGGGTATTTCCCCCACGGACTTTGCTATGTCAAACAACATCAAAGCACTTTACTATGACGTAGACACGAATACGTCCCTCATCTTCCTTGATGATGGCTCTGTCTATTCGTGGATGGTCGGGCAACTTCCGGCACTGTTAGGAAACCTCACAGGGAAGAAAAAGCCGTCATGCGCGAAGTACATGAACAAGATTTGGATAGCAAGCGGAGATAAACTCCAGTATTATGACTTCCTGACACTGAATACCGTCACGTCAAGCCCATCATGCGACATTGTGTTTCAGCGGCTTTCCCGTCTCATGATTACATTGAGCGGTTCTGACCGCGTATATTTCTCCGCAATCGGAGACCCGACAAGCTGGGACAACATCACCGATAGCTCGCAGGGAACAGTGGATAGCTCCGCACAGTGGATTGACATAGGCTATGGGGATAGCGGCGATATAGAAAGCGTTGTACCCCTCGCCAACGACCTTATTTTTATCAAATCAAACGGCAACATTTATCAACTGCAAGGCGACAGAACACCCGCGTCATGGGTAGTGCCGCCCGCCATCGTAACCAACTCCGACAGTATGGGAACAATGACGGCGGTCAATGTAGGTGCAGACGTTGTGTTCTTTTCACGCAGGGGGCTTAAATCGCTTTCTACCGTTATGGACTATGGGAACGTAAAACCGCAGGACATCGGAGATAAATTCAGAGGTCTTCTGACGCAGGACTTGTGGAATCCTCAACTCATCCACCTTAAACGGCATGGATACCTCATGCTCCGCGTGACAAGCGACCGTAAAGAATGGGTTTGTTACAACTACCTTATGGGCGTTGCAACGACTATAAAGTTTGCCGTACCCGTAACCGATATTATGGAGACGGTAGATGAAATCTATATCGCAAGCGACGCGCAGTTATATCTGTGGGATAAAGACATTATGAGCGACAACGGAACGCCGATAGAATACGAAATCAAGCCGCATGAAATCATCTCTTCTGATGAAATGCTTGTAAAGTCAGTAGACACCAAATTCACCAATGACGAAGCGGGAACGGTAAACGTAAGCACAAGCAAGCTGAAGGTGGACATGCCGACCAACACAAGGAGAAAAGTCTTGTGCAATCACTCAACCGACTGCATCGCGCTTGAGATAAAAGGCACTGACCCATTCACGTTTGACCATATTATTTTGGAGGTGGCAGACTTATGAAGTCCCTCAAAGAATGGATAGATAAATACGAGAAAGAAAGAAACGACCCCTTCGTTATCCCGAAGGGGTTTGACTTTTACTGGCTTCCCGAAAGAGGGTTTGCTGAATACCTCTTTGATGAGAAGGGAATACTTGTGGTGTATCAGCTTTGCGGAGACATCCACTTTTGGTTTGACTTAGCAAAACTGCTTTGCCTTGCAAAGGGTGGGCATGCGGTGTCTACCGTGTGCATTCTTCCGATTCTTCCCTATTTAAGGCTTTTGAAATTCAAGATTATAAAGCAGGAAGAGCGAGACGGACATTACCGCTTCTGGTGTAAGGACGAAGCAGGGCGCAAGGTCATAGCCACCTACAAAGGAACAGACGAAGAGGGTAACGACAGTTATTATGTGACGGTATACGTCAAAGAGCTCTACAAGGAGGAAAACGATGGGTAA